CCAATTACAATTAATTTTACTGAAGAGCAAGAAAACCGTAAAAGGGATGCTGCGATGTCTCTTCTGGAAGCAAAAACTCGTCAAAGTATGTTGACGTTACGCGACCAGATCAATACTTCGCTCTACTCTGCTCAGACAGGTAAAGCTCCGTTAGGATTCCAAGACATCATTGCCGATGCGCCAGGAACTACTCCAACTACGTTGGGTGGTATCACGGTGTCTGGTAATACGTGGTGGAAAAACAAAGCGGAAGATGCTTCTGGCGATACGTCATTTAAGACGATTACCGGAACAAACTTCTATGAAGGTATGATTCGTATGGCTAACCTTTGGAACTCAACCTCCGAAGGCAATGAACAGCCTACAAACATATTTACGACAAACTCTATTTATGCTTCGTTTGAAGAGATATTTGAAGGCACTGGCTATCAGCGTCTTACAGGTAACGATTCACCAGGCGTAGATGGTCGTTTGCCATCGTTCCGTGGTATTCCGGTGCAGTATGACCGTGATTGCGGATCGGGTCGTATGTATTTCTTTAATACCAACTACTTGAAGATGCACATGCAGTCGGGTATGAATTTTAGCAAGACTCCATTCCGCGAAAATTCAAATCAGCTTGCGAAGGTGGCCTTCATAACTGTTGGGCTGCAAGTAGTTACAAACAATCGTCGTCGTCAGGGTGTTATTACTGGCATCAGTTAATAATTAATTCCAAGGCTCAAGCCAATGAGCCTTTTGAGCCTGAGTAAAAAGGCAAAGGAGAATAAACAATGAGTAGAATAGACAATGCCAACTTTGGCATACAGCGTTTAGGCGGTGAAGGCGGTCAAGGTATTTACGAAGAATCGTCTACGGCTAAACATGCTATAGGAGAAAAACTTGAACTAATTGATGGACGAGTTTTTCGCTATGCGTATTTTAGCACTGCTACTGCACAGGGGTTGCTTACATCGCAAGATCTTTCAGCGTCAGCTATTGTTGAAAGCGATAACAAGTTAACCGCAGCAGGGGCTGGTGCTACTGAGGTGACGTATACTGATTCAGGTACTGTTGGATCAGCTACGTTAAATCAATATGCTGGTGGCTATCTTCACACAACAGATGATGCTGGTGAAGGTTTTCAGTATCGCATTAAATCAAGCACTGCTGCAAGCTCAAATGCAGTTACATTTACTTTGTATGACGGCTTGAAAGTGGCTGTAACTACTGCTACTGACGTGGCCGTTACAGGTGGTTTATGGAATAACCTTATTGGTGCAAGTGCCACAGATTATGTGGTTTGTGGTGTTACTCCAATATCGTTTACTGTAAATTATTACGGGTGGGTGCAGACTCGCGGTGTTGCTACTGTCTTAGCAGATGGAACCATTGCCGCTGGTAACAACCTTACCTTAAGTGATGGTGTAACTGGCGCAGTTCATGCTAAAGATGCAGAAACAGAACCATTGGTTGGTTACGCTGCATATGCTCCAGACAGCACAGGTTATGCTGGTGTAGTATTGCAGAACTTGCCGTAACCTTTAATTTTTCGTGTGGCAGTGGGTAAAACTACTGCTGCACGTCTTTAAAAGAAAGTAGAAAACAATGGCAAAACGTATGTCTCAAGAAAAACAACAAGAGCATACCCTGCCTGATGAGATCGCAGAAGTAACGTCCACTACACCTGTTGAAAAACCAACAGCCAGTGTTACGCCAGATCAAATTGCCGACCTTATACTTAAGGGAAGCGATGAGACTAAAAATGCAATTCGTAAGGCGTTAGACTTGGACAAAACGCACACTCGTCAGCGCAAATCACCAATTACCAACAGCCAAGTGCGGAATCATGTTCGCGCTGTTGGTGAGGTCACTCACGAACCTGGCTTTGTGCCTGAGCCTCCATCACGTATTGCAGATCGTGGTGAGGAAGCTGTTCGTATCTGGCAAGATCGTTGGTTGGACAATAATGGCGATAACCTGTCAGAATACGATCTCGATCAGTTGGCGGCTACGGCACATCAGTAGATGTCAGAAATTTTTGGACAGGTCAATGCAGCTTCATTTTTTGGAGATTCTGCGTTGATTGGAGCAGTAGAAGCAGATACCGTTAAAGCGGCTGAGTCGTTTACCCTTCCAAGTCTTACGACAACGGAACGCAACGCACTCACCGCTGTTAACGGGATGCTTATCTACAACTCTACGGACAATAAGTTTCAAGGCTACGAAGGCGGTTCCTGGGCTAACCTGATATAGAGTTAGCGGATGACAAATTTGCAGATTCTTCAGATTGCCCTGAGAAGGGTTGGTCTGAATACAGGTAGTTCGACATTTAAAGATAGTGCGCGTGACTATTTAAATCTGGTCACTCAGGACATAGCCTCGCGTGAAAAATGGAACTGGTTATTTAAGTCCTCTACTTTTAATACAACAAACGGCACTCGTACGTATTCGTTGGCAAGTGATGTAGTAGCCCCTCTTTCATTTAGAAATACCACTGAAGATCATGTTATCCTCATCATGTCTACACAAGACGTTGATGCGGCTGATCCAGATGCCAGTGTTAATGGCGATCCTCGATGGGCAGCTATTGATGGCGTAGATAGCAGTGGTAATATTGAGGTGACGCTATATCCAGAGCCAGACAGTACAGATACGATTGCTTACAGATATTATTCTTCTATACCTACTTTTACTGTTTCCAATGACAACGATTCAATTACGCCTTACGTAGCGGCTGTATGTCAGCCTGCGCTAATACACGGCATTTCTGCTTTATATAAACAGGAAAAAGGTGACGATCAGGGCGCACTGTCGGACAAACAGGAGATGGAGCGCGTTATTGCTATTGCAGGCAGACAAAACTTTAATGTGCAGGGAAATAGGACATACCGTATGCGTAGAGCGGATGACCATATTTCTGGTAAGTTTAGCTTTCAACCTACGGAAGGAAGCATAGGATAATGCCTATTGCCGCTGAATCGCTCCGTCTTGGCCCTTGGCGCAGTGGGGTAAACTATAGCCTTCCGGCTGAAGATATGCCACCAGACGGGCTGTATGAGATGGAGAATTGCACTGTAGGGTTAGCTGGTGAAGTTGCCAAGCGTAACGGCTTTGCAAAATATAATTCAAGTGCTATGAACAGCGGTGCTACAGTTACGGCATGTGGTCAAGTGGTGTTAGCCGGAACAGAAAAAACCTTTGCCTTTGCTGGTAACAAATTTTTTGACGTAACGGGCGGTACGGCTACAGATCGAACAGGGACTGTAACGATAACAGCTGGTAATGATTATACATGGGATTGGGTATTAGCCGGAAACACTTTAATTGCGGTAAATGGCCAAGACACGGACGGTATAAAATGGACGGGCGGATCAGCCAATGCAGCAACGCTCGATGACGATGCAAGGTTCACCAAAGCAAAATGGGTAGCTTTTTGGGAAAATCGTGCATGGGTAGCCAACGTAAACGCTGCCGCTGATCGCATATGGAGAAGCGATGCTGGCGATATTGAAACGTGGGGTTCACTTAGTTTTAATTCTGTAGGTTTTGATATTACTGGTTTACGACCATTTCAAAATGTTTTATCTGTCCACACAGAACAGGGCATACATACTCTTACGCCTACTGGTAACGCAACGATTCCTTTCCAACAACAGCAGAGAACACAACGTGGAACGGTTGCAGGTAAGAGCATTGTTACGGTTCCTGGTGAGCGTCAATTATTCGTTCGCAATGACGGCATTTACCAATGGTCAGGCGGTTCTTCTGTAGAGAAGATTAGCTTGGCACTCGATGACAGATATTGGTCAAACCTAAACGTGTCTCGTTTGCCGTATTCATTTTCGCTCTATTATCCGGCACAAGAACAAGTCTGGTTCTTTTTGCCCTATGGCGCATCGCAGACAACGATGAACTCTGTGGTGATTTACTCTGCACGACTTAATGCGTGGTTTGGGCCGTATAACGGTTTTGCGCGTGACAGTGCAGCGTTAATAGATGATCTGCCTCATGCCGGAGACTTTGCCGGACATATTATGAAGCATGACTCTGGAACAAACGATGATGGTGCAGCCATACGGGGCAGTTTTGAAACGGCTGCCATTGCACCGTTTGGCGATGCGATAGAGTGTCGGTGGCTATATAACCGCCTGCTCTACGATAACGAAGGCGCACATGATCTCGATATAGCTCAGATCAGTGCCGGTATTGTCAGTAACTTCCAGACGGTTCAAATGGGCCAGACGGGTGCGTTACTAAACAGCACGTTTGTTTTAAATACTTCAACGCTGGAGTCTAACGTATCGGGCCTGACGAGCGACAGTGATCTGTTTGGTTACGATGCAAGAACTCGATTACGGATTTCTAATTACAACACAGATGAAACATTCACCATTCGGCGTACGTCGTTGCAATACAAACCTATTGGCAACGTACGCCAACGCAAAACTGGAATAGAATAATATGGCATATCAAGATCCATATGCAGGGGCAATGGCTGGTCGAGCCGCGCAAAAGAAGAAAAAACCTCCAAGTCGAGGTGCGAATACGCCACCAGACATGCCCCCACCACAAACTTATGCCCAACCTGGAGCCGGAGTTCCGGCTAACCAAGATCCATTAGTTGCTGCTATAGCCGGAGGTGCTACTGGAGGTGGATTAGGCGCAAACAACCAAGCGGCTAATATGCCTCCAGGTGTCGGAGGAAACGTAGATACGTCAACAACTACAACGCCTCCAAGTCGAGGTGCAAATACACCGCCAGCTATGCCACCGCCACCACCTCCACCAGGTAACCTTACGGCAACAACTGTAAACCCAACGAGCAACCCGTCAAACTTTGCAAGCAATGCGGCAACTACGGTTAACCCGACAAGCGACCCAAACTTTGGTCAGCCACCGGCAACAACAGTGAATCCAACGAGCGACCCAAACTTTGGTAAACAACCAGCTACGATGGTGAACCCAACGAGTGATCCGAATTTCGGAAGGCCACCAGCCACGACTGTAAACCCGACAAGCGACCCAAACTTTGGCAAACCGCCAGCTACTACGGTTAACCCGACAAGCGATCCGAATTTCGGAAGACCACCAGCTACGATGGTGAATCCAACGAGTGATCCAAACTTTGGTAAACCTCCAGCCACTACGGTCAACCCGACAAGTGATCCAAACTTTGGCAAGCAACCAGCTACGATGGTGAATCCAACGAGTGATCCGAATTTCGGAAGGCCACCAGCGACTACGGTCAACCCGACAAGCGATCCAAACTTCGTATCTAACTTAGCTGGTGGTCAGCCGGTAACGCAAAATCCTTTAAGTGATCCGTTGGTTGTTAGGGCAATGGAAGAAGAGCGCATGAGTCAACGGGTTACGGAGAATCCTTTAAGCGATCCAGGCTTTGTTAAAGATTTAGCAGAAGGACGCTCAAATCAACCAATTACCGAAAACCCTTTAAGTGATCCATCGTTTGTTCAAGGCTTGGCCGCCGATGCAACTACGCCTACGGTGAATCCGATAAGTGACCCATCGTTCGTACAAGAGTTAGCCGCCGATGCAACTACACCAACTGACATTGCAGGGGCCGGTGCTGATATGGCTGCTGCACAAAATGTGGTAACGCCTGAAGCTGAACCGATGCCTGGCACATTAGAGGAT